ATGCGGAGGCGGAGGCCTTCGGGGGCGGGGCCTGGCAAGGACCCGTGGCCCCAACGAGACTTACTCTCAGCGTTCAAGGCGGGCCTTGCCGTATATCAGGCGGTGAAGCCATTCGAGCGGCCAGGCCCACCACGGGACATAGAATTCTTGAACGGGGGCGAAGTCGGCTCGTCCCAGTTGGACGGCGCCGGAGGCCGGGCGGCAGCGCAACCACCAGCGGCACTTGCTGGCAACGCGCACGGTTAGCCGGTGGGCTCCAAGTCTCCGGTCGAGGATGTCGGCCATTTCGGCCAGCCATTGTTGCGGGATATGCGGGCGTCGGCTGTCGGCGTGGTAGCGCACCACGGCGGCGGCCAGTTCGGCCAGGCGGTCCTCGTCGCAAAGCCAGCGCGGCTTGGGCCCCATGGGCGGCCGCGGTCTCGCGGGGCGGTTGGTGTCGGCCATAGGTTGCACCTTTTGGACTGAGACGGCCGGCCGACGGGTCGGCCATGGCAAGCCGCGGCCGTCGGCCGGCGTTTCGAGGGTGAATTATCAGCGGCCGACGTCGGCCCCGCCGGTGTCGGCCGGCGTCGGGATCGGCAATTCATCGCTGGGGATCAGCACGGACCGGACGGCCCAGGCGCCGTAGCCCCAGACAATCGAGCGTGCCCTCGCGGTGCCGAATCCCCCGTCGCCCCAGTTGCCCCAGGAGTTTAGATAGATAATCGTGTCCTCGTCTTTCAGGCCGACGGCCAGAATCGAGTGGCCGGAGTAGCCCCAGACCACGGGGAAACCCAATAGCAGCGCCGTTCCGAATTCCTCCCAGCTTCCAATATCATAGAATTCGTGAATGCGGTACTTCCGCGCCTCGCGCTGCGCCTCGGCCGACGGCCGGGCGCGCCACCCCTTCGACCTCGGCCAGACCGAATCTGGAGCTATCCCGTTCTCGCGGATAAAGGCCAGGTTTTGGTCAATCGAGCTTCCGGCGTCGCGTCCCCCGCTGGTCGTGTGGTACACGAACCAGGGATTCAAGAGGACGTGGGGCAGGCCGTACAGCGCGCGGATCAGGTGGACGGCCCCCGTGGCGCTCTCCGTGGCGCAACTCCCGACCCCGTCCTGGTCTAGCACAACGGGCACCCGCGGCCGTAGGCTGATTTTCCCTATCAGGTCTCGCCAGTCGCGGCGGGGGATCACCTCGACGTGGTCGGCCAGGGGGTCGGCCCACTGGCCGAAACGGCTCTTGCGTGGCAGACAGCCGGGTTTGACCCCGGCCGGTGGGATCATCTGGTCATTCATCGGCGGCGGCCTCCTTTCTGCGCGTACTGTTTCAGCCGGTCGACCAGTTCGGCGGCGGTGTCCGGCGGCGGGCCCCGCTCAAAGATTCGGCCCTCAGTCCCAACCATAACCAGGTGGGGCAAAGCCTCCCCCCGGGCCAGGTCGAGGTAGGGGGCAATATCCGGAGGGACACGGCCCTCCTGGTCCAGGTCGTCGGGGTCCACTACTCGCATCACCAGGCCGGCGCGTTTCAAATATCCCGCCAGTTCCGGGCTGGCTATCAGCCGGGCCAGTTCCGGGGTCCGGTTCTGCGTCTCCTCGATCAACACGGCTCCCCATAGGTCTTGGTCGGGCGGCGGGGGCGGGGGCGGGGGCGGGGGCGGCGGAAAAGGGCCTACCGTCACCTCGTGGACGGCCAGACTCCCCACGCCCCCTTGAACGGCCATCAACACCACGGCGGCGCGGCCGGTCGCGGTGAGGGTCACGGTCGCATAGGGCGAAACAACCCATTTTGGCTTGTTGGTCTTTTCGTCCACCTGGACCTGAATCTCCAGGCGGCTTCGAATCGTGCCCCCCTCTTTCGGCGTCAATCGCCATTCGATCTGGGGCGGGGTGTTTTTCTGAAAGACGGCCAGGTCAATCGCCAGGCCCTCGACGGTGAAGTCGACGGCCTGGCCGGGCTCGACCTGGTCGGGGCCGATAATCGCCAATTCGGCCCGGGCCACGGCGGCGGCCAGCATAACCACCGCCGCGGCCCCTGCTACAAAGCGCGCGGGTCTCAAAATGGTTTCTCCGTGGGTTGGGTCGAGGGGCGGGCCCCCTCGACGTCTCCGGCGGGGCCGGCGGCCGGCTTTACTTGAAAACCAGGATAAACTCCATGATGATTGCCAGCAGTTCGCGGATAAATTCCAGGAAGCTATCCCAGTCAATTTCGGCCACGTCTTCGGTCCCGCGCAACTTGCCTTCCAAGACAAGCTGACACACCAGTTCCTCGTGGAGCGCTTCGACCAGGGCCGGCCGCCAGAGGCGGAGCCGGGCCCGGAAACAATCGCGGCGGTCAATGTCGCCGTCGGCCGCGGCGTCGACGAGGGCTTGCCGGACTACCCGGCGCATCTCTCGGAGGTGGTCTTGCATAGTCTCACTCCAGGGCAGGAAAGGAAAAAGGAAAGGGGAAGGCGGCCGGCCGTCGGCCGGTCTCACGTTTCGGTGGTTTCGGTGGCCGGCTCGGCGTCGGCCTCTCCCAGGCGAATTCTCAATTTGAGTTGGCCCAGAATCTTTTGCAAAATCGGCCGGAGCTTGGGCAACAGGTCGCGGAGTTCGGCGGGCAGCTTGTCGAGGTCCAGCCCCAGGCCGTCGAGCAACCCGGCGCCGTCGGCGGGCGGGTCGAGGGCCAGGTCCAGCAGAATCCCGTCCTCCTGGACGTCGGCCAGAATCTCGACGGCCAGAATGGCCAGGTGGCCGAACCAGTCGGCCGTGTTCTGGACACTGTCGGCGGCGGCTCCGGCGTGCATGGCGGCATAGGCCGCGGAGTCTCTAATTCTCATCGCGTGGGCTCCGGTGGTTGGGAAGTGGGAAAGCTGCTTACCTCGACGTTTCCGGCGGTGGCCCCTCGGCGGCGGTCCGGCGTCTCGCCGGCTGGCCGTTCCCGGCGCTCGTGCGGCAGCACGAATTAGAAAACCTCGCGCGGCAGCGCGAACCAAGAAGAACCGGGGCCGGGTTGGAGCCGTCCCGGCCCCGGTGGTGCATCCCGGCGTCGGGCGGCCGGGCGTTTCGTCCTGCGCGTTTCCACGCGAGGGGTGGGAACGTGAGGGGGTCGCGGTTGGGCGGGCTGTTGGCTCCACAGTAGCCCCCGGCGGGAAAGGAAAGCGGCAAAGTCGCTCTATTCTTCTTAATAGGACAAACGCGGGCAAAACCTTAGCGGCGCGTCAGTTTTAAGAGCCGGAGGCAGTCGCGGGCCAGGCGCCGGACGGCCTTCTGGTCGTGTCGGGCCAGGCGCAGGGCGCGGCGTTGGATCGTCCGCCGCTGGCTGGGCCAGGGCGGCGTGGGCTCGCGGTCAAGGCCCATAAGTTGGTGGAGCTTCTGGACTTCCGCCAACAGGAGGCGGGCGTTCTCGCGGTGGTCGACCGTCGGGTCGTCGACGGCCAGGAGGCAATCCTCGCGGAGCTTTTGCAGGTTCATCGCGTCCCCATTTCGTGAATCGCGGCCAGGAGGGCCAGGCGTTGCAGGCGGTCCATGCGGCGTAGCTCGCCGGCCAGGTGGTCGAGGTAGCCGGCCACCACGTCGCAAGCCACGGCGCGGCGGCCCAGGTCGCGCGCGGCCAGCGTGTAGGGGCCACACCCGCAACAGGGCTCGACCACCAGGTCGCCGGGCGCGGTCACCACGCGCAACAGGTCCCGGCACAACGCGACCGGCTTGGGGCTGGGGTGGTTATCATTCGAGGGCCGCGGGTGGCGAAGCACGTTGGGCACGTCGCGGTCAAAGATCCGCGGCGTCCCCTTCCCGGCGTGCAAAATAAGTTCGTGCTGAACCCGGAACCCGTTGCCCAGGCCGAAACTCTCCTTGTCCCAGACCAGCATATTGCAGAGGCGAAGGTTGCAACTCTCGACGGCGCCGGCCAGGTGGGGCCACTGTCGCCAGTCGATCCAGCAAAGCAGACTGGCCCCGTCGACCATTCGAGGGACCAGCAGGCGGAGCAACTCGCGGACGAACCAGACAAAACCCACGGTGGTCATCTGGTCGTTTTCTATCGGCCGGGCGTTCCAGCGCTGGCCGCGGACCATTGCCCCGGACCGGCTCTTGGTGGCCTCCGTCCTGGCCCCGGAGGCATAAGGCGGATCAATGCAAACGGCGGCCACGGGCGGCGTCTCCGGCCGCTCCGTCCAGAGGCCCCGGAACACGTCCAGCGCGTCGCCGTAGAAAAGCAAGGCCGTCTCGTCTTGGTGGTAGGGGTGCATGTTTTGCTTCGAGTTTCCACGCGAGGAGTAAAGGCTGGGGGTCCTCAGGGCTGGACAATCTCCGGGCCCTTGGCCTGGCCGTTTTCGGCGGCGGGCTTGGAGTCGTGGGCCAGGGCCAACCAGCCGGTAACCGCCCCATCAATGAGTCGGACGTGGGTGGGGACCAGGCAAATAAGGTCCCTTTCCTCCACCTGGGCCTCCTGCAAGAACTGGGCCAGGACTAGGGGCAACGGCGGCGGGCGGGTGGGGTCGCATTGGAAGACTATCGCTTTCACGGTCGGGGGTCCTTTCGAGTTGGCGGCGGAGGGCGGCCCAGCGGCGGCCCAGGCGAATGTTGCGGACGGTGAACACGGCCAGGCCAAAGCGGCGGGCCAGGGGCGCGTCGTCGGCCGGGCCGCGGGCGGCGCGGATAATCTCCGCGGCTTGCGCGGGGGTCAGGCGGGCCGTCCCACAACCCCGGGACCGGCCCCAGTCGGTTTCGAGGTTCATGCGTAGCCGTCCGGATCGGCGGCCGGATCGCATCCGTCCACCTCGACCTCGTGTTCCAGTTGGCCCCGCAACTCCTCTTCCAGGCCGTAGACGTGGAAGGGCCGGTCGCGGAGCCTGGCGGCGGCGGCCCGGGCGGTGGCCTCGGTGCAAGGGGTCAGGGCGTAGAGGCTCCCGGGGGCCACCAGCTTGGTAAAGGCTCCGCGGCCGGCGGCGGCCGGCACGTCGACGCGCAGCAGGCCGGGAACCAGGCTGGAATCGGGCGACACCCGGCCGGCCAGCCGGGCGTGGCCCATCAACTCGACAATCGCCCAGACGGCCACGGTATGGGGCTGGGGCGGGGCGGGGTGGTCTTCGTGCATTGGCAGAATTCCTCCATCATCATAGGCGAAGTGGGTAGCGGTCTGCGGTCCGTCGGCCCGGGTGTAATACACCCGGCCGGCGGCGTCGCGGTGTACGGACAAAAAAACGCGGCCAGTCATCGCTCAGGCGGCCTGTAAAATCGTGCGGCAGAGGGCCTCGGCCACGGGCGGGCAGACGGAGTTGCCCACCTGGCGGACGCGCTCGGCCTTGGTTCCAAACAGTTGGTATCCGGCCGGAAAGCCCTGGGCGGCGAGTAGCTCGTCCACGTCGAGCATCCGGAAGCCGACGTCGACGACCCCCAGTTCGTGCATCGTGGCAATCAGGGATTGGGCGGCGGCGGTTCCGGCGGTGCCCAGCAGCAAGCGGACCGACGGGAAGCGGGCAGCCCGGGCGACCCCGGGACACACCAGGCCGAATCGGTGGCGGGTCGTAATCGTGCCCAGCGGTCCCGACACTCCCGCGGCCCTGCCGGTGCCGAAGTATTTGGTTAGGAAGGGGACGACCAGGCTGTGGCCGTTCTTGGCGGTCAGCGTGGCCAGCGGGTCGGACGGCGACCGGCTGCGGTCATCGTCGCCCCCGTGGTTAATGGCCAGCAGGTAGGGAACGGCCAGGGCGCCGGCCCCGTGCGAGGTCACCGCGGGAAGCGGCGCGGCCGGGTCGTGCGTCCGCGGGGCCTGGCCCGGGCGCTCGCCAAAGTTGGGGACCAGGTAGGGACAGGCCAGGGCGTAGCGGTTCTGTGTGTCGAGCGTCGGCAGCGGGTCGCCCGGGCGGTAGTTGCGCCGGTCCCCGTCAGGCCCGTTGTGGTACTGGGAGAGCAAGGGCACACAGAGCGCGTGGTGGCCCGCACGGGCGGTAATCGTCGGCAGCGGGTCGCCGGCGCTCCGCGCGTCCATGTTGCGGCGGAGGGTCACGGCAAACGGCCCTACAAACTTCCGGAGGCCCGTTTCTATCCGGCGGAGCGTCTTGTCGGCCAGCGGCCGCTTTCGGCTGAAAATCGACGGGCAGGGCTTCGACCAGTCGATAATGCCCGCGGCCGGTCGCCATTGGTCGCGGGAGTGCGTGGGGTCGGGCCAGGGAATGGCGCGGCGGCTTTGCTGGCGGCGGGCGACCACGAAAAGGCGGGTCCGGTTGGTGGCGGCCCCGTAGTCGGCCGCGTTGAGTAGCTGGTGGTCGACCTGGTAGCCCAGGCTTTCCAGGGCACGAATCCAGGCCCGGAAGGTGTCGCCGGCGCGCTTCTTGTCGGGCCGGCCGCGGCCGTCGAGGGGGCCCCAGTTGCGAAACTCGCGGACGTTCTCCACGATCACCCACCTCGGCCGCTTGGCCTCGGCCCAGGCGCAAACGTGCCAGGGCGTGGCCCTCTTCTGGTCGTCGATCGGCTGGCCGCCCCGGGCGATTGAGTGGTGGGTACACTCGGGGGCCGCAAGCAGAATGTCGAGCTCGGGCAGGGTGCGGTCGTTGCGCGGGTCGACGTCGTCTATCCGGGCGCAGATATGGCGGGTCTCGGGGTGGTTGGCCTGGTGGGAATAGACGGCCGGCCGCCAGTGGTTGACGGCCAGGCAGACGTCGACCCCGGCGGCCGCGGCCCCGGTGGTGAATCCCCCGGCCCCGCAAAACAGGTCGGCGGCGCGCTTTCTGGCGGTGCGTTTCATGGGGTCCCCTTCGTGGCCTGTTGGGTGGCCCAGCGGGCCCAGGCCTCGTTGTCCTGGAGGACGGCCTGGTCGGGCTGGTCGGGGTGGTAGCGGTAATCGGCTTGCAGGACGTGTCGGCAGCCCCCGCCCTTCCCGCGCTTGCAGACAAAGCCGCTGGAGGGCGGCGCAAGGCGGGTGTAGACGTAGGCGGTTTCGGCGTCGCGCATCAGGTCGCCGGGCTGGTCGAGGGCGTCGACGGCGCCCGTTTCTTCGTCGACCACAACGCGGAGCCACAGCGGAGCGCGGCGGAGTGCAAGGGTTCGTCCGGCGGCCGGGCCTTCGAAAAACGTAATCATCGGCGGGCGTCCTTTCGTTCAGCCAGTCGGCGGGCGCGGACAAACTCGACGGCGTGGCGGGCGTCGGTCTCCAGGGCCCCGGCGTTCACGGCCAAGAGTCGCTTTCCCGGCGTCAAGTCGTAGTGGGGAAAATGGCGGCGGTTCTGGAACCAGCAGCGGCGCAGTCCGCAGGCGCGGGCGCAGGCGTGCAACTCGTCGAGCGTGTCGGCGTAGAGGTGGCAGCTTCGCCGGTAGGGCCAGCGCTTCGTGGGAATCGTCGAGCGGAGGGGGTCGACGTAGATCATGGCTGGCGGGCCTCCGGAAGTTCGCGGGTCAGGCGGACGGTGTCGGCCGCGGTGCGGAAGGCCCAGGCGGCGCCCTGCAAAAAGGCTCTTTCCAGCCAGCCCATTACGTCGGCCTGGGATAGACCCCCAACGAGGGCCGCTTGGGTGAAATGCGGGAAGCGGTCCAGCCCGTCCCGGGCCGCGGCCGCAGCGGCCACGTCAGCCGCGGCCGGCGGGTGGCCGGTCAGGTCGGGCACGGCCGGCGGGTCCGGCGGGTCCAGCGGGGGTGAAGGGGCCGGCGGCGGGTCGGTGGTAGGGTCGCCGTACCAGTGGCCTTTGAAAATCCCGAACATGGTTATTCGCTCCATTGGTTGAGGCGGTCGAGGAACACCCCGGCGGCTACGTCGGCGGCCGTCAGGCTCCGGGGGATCCGTTCGGGGTAGGGGACGGCCTCGGGGTCGTAGGGGTCGCCGGCCATCAGGTCGCGGCGCTCCGTGGCCAGCATCCGCGCGTCAACTTCCACAACGGCGGCCGGCACGCGCCGCGGCCGGAGGCCGAAGCGCTCGGCCACGGCGGCCAGAATCCCGTTTTCGAGGTCTTCATAAGGGACCAGGCGGCGGCCGTCGTGGACGAATAGCTGGCCCTTGAGCGGCCCGGGGGCGTCGCCCAGGTAGGCCTCGGCGGCGTCGTGCAAAAGCCCCCAGAGGCGGAGGCGGCCGGCGGGGAGTCGGCGGGCGACCTCCAGGCTGTGGTCGAGGACGGACCAGTTCGGGACGGTCTGGCCGGCCCAGCGGGGCATCCGGGCCAGGCCCCAGGCAATGTCCTCTGGGTCTATGTCCTCGGCGCGGGGGTGCAGCGGGTCCAGCACGCGGCCGGAGCGCGTCAAACGCCAGGGGTTGGGCATCGTGGGGCCTTTCGGGGTTGGGCGGCCCGGTGACTCTCCCAGGTCGCGGTGGGGTCGAGCGTGTCGCGGAGGCGGCGCAGCGCGGCGCTTCGAAGCTGGCTAATGCGGCTTTCGCTCAGGTGGAGAACCTCTCCTACTTTCTTGAGCGTGTGGCCCTTTTCGAAGTTGAGGTAGAGGACGACCAGTTCGTCGGTTTCCAGCACGCGCAACATGGCCTGAAAGGCCCAGGGGGCCCGCTGGTCGCCGCGCCCTGGCAGGACGTCGGCCAGGGTGGTAGTCCGGTGGGCGTCGTCCGGTTGTCGCGGCAGCGGCGCGTCGAGGTGGTGGACCTTCGCCGGTTGGCCCTCGGCCAGTTCCGCGGGCGAAAGGCCCAGCAGTCCGGCCACCTCGTCGTCCGTCGGCCGGCGGCCCAGGTGGTCGGTCAACACCTGGCGGGCGTGGGCCTCGCCGGCGGCGCGTTGCCGCTGGAGACGGGGAACCGGGTCCGTGTTGCGGAGATCGTCGAGCATCGCCCCGCGAATCCGCGGCGGGGCGTAGGTGCCAAACAGCACGCCCCGGGCCGGGTCGAATCGCTTTACGGCCTCCATCAGCCCCAGGTATCCGGCGCTTCGGAGTTCGTCGTCACTGACGGCGGCCACGGGCACCCCGCGGCGGCGCAGCGCGGCGACGGCGTAGTCGACCAGGTAGCGGTAGGCGATCACCAGGCGGTTTCGGGCCTCGACGCTCCGGCCGTCCTCACCCAGCGGCGGCGGGCCGTAGGCGGCCCAGAGGGCGGCGTGCGGTCCGGCTCGACGTTTCCGGCGGGGCTTCCGGCCGGCGGCCGGCCGGCGGCCCGGTTTGGCCGGCGGGGGCACCTTTTCCGGCGGAATCCGTTTCAGCCGGTAGTAAAGGCTCCTTGTGGAGATTTGCAGGCGGCGGGCGGCCTTCGTGCGGTTTCCGCCCGTCGCGTGCAAGGCTGCGAGAATCTGGCTATCCGTTGCCATGCGGGGCTGGGGGGTTAAAGGTCGGGGGCTTCTCGCGGTTGACCAGTTCGCCGCGGAGGATCTTTGTCGCCGGCGGCGCGGCAATCGCCAGCCGGACCGAACCGCCGCGGACAGAAACCACGGTCGCCGTGATGTCGGGCCCGATCTGGATTTTCTGGCCGCGGTGGCGTGTCAGGACCAGGTTTCCCATAAAGTGTTTCCTTTCCGTGGAAATGGGGAGGGGGTTTCGGCCGCGGCTCAGGGGCGGCCGCGGTAAATCGGTATGTTTGCCAGGTCGCCGCCCAGTAAGGCCTTGAGGTCCGCGGCGATGTTGGCCAGGGCCAGGTTCACGGCGCGGGCCAGGGCGCCGGGCAGCGGCCGGAGCGTGAATGTGTGGTTGAGGACGTCGACCTCAAGGGCCAGGCGGATTAGCCAGGTGTGGGCCAGGTCGGGGTTGTCGTAGAGGGGGACCTCCAGGTCGACGGTTTCGGGCAAGTCCTCCAGGCCTTGCACCTGGGCCGTGATGTTGCGGCCCAGGCTTTCCTTGTCCTTGCCCAGGTGGCCCCGGGTTTCGTCGCACTTGGCCCAGTCGAGCTTGCGGAAGCGGGCGACCAGGTCGGCCGGCGCGGCGAGGTCCAGGCGCAGGAGGCGAATAAAAGCCCGCTGGTCGAGGGCCTCGCCCTCGTCCAGGACGCCCAGGGCGGCGGCCTGGCGGCTGGGGACCAGGGCCAGCCTGGCCACGTCGCGGCGGTCGGCGTTGTCGCGGACCAGGACAACGGCTTGGGGGGAGACCCACAGCACAGCGTCGCCGGTGGCGTCGTTGGCGTCGACGGCCAGGGCGGCCAGCGTGTCGAGTGTCTCGGGGTGGTGGTCGCGCAGCGGCGGGGGGATCTGGACCGTGTGGTGGTTTCCCTCCCGGTCGGCAAAGTGGGCGTGGCGGGGGTCGGTCACCGCAAGGGGCTTCCAGGCCGCGGCGGCGACGGCGGTTTCCTGGATTTGCTCCAACGTCTTAACGGGTAGCATCGGCACGGCTCCTTGAGAGAAAGGGGACACCAGGGGACACCGCCAGCGGCGGCGGTGCGCTTCTGGCGGGGTCAGGGCTCGTTGTCGTCGAGCGGTTCGAAGGTCGTCTGGTCGGGGTTGTCGGGGGCGTGTTCCTGGAAGTAGAGTTGACCGTTGCGGGTCACCCCGGCCGGCCGGCTGGCCGTCTGGTAGGCGGGCAACTTGGTCTGAATCTGGAAGTCGACGGCGGCGTCGACCACGTCCCCGTCCTGCTGCAACGTGGGTTTTAGGGTCGCGGTCAGGATCACTTTCCGCGCGGTCTGGTCGCCGGGCCGGTCTGTGATGTCGCGGACGGCCTGCGCCAGCGCAGTTTGCCAGGCCATGGCGGCTTTTCCGAAGTCGAATTTGTGCAGCGTTTCGAGGGTAAGAATTTGCTGGGCCATCATCGGGCCTTTCTTAGCAGGGGGCGGAGTTCGTCGGCCAGGCGCTGGCCGGTCGGGTAGCCGGTGCGGGTTCCGCAGACGCAGACGTCGGCGGCGCGGGTGTCGACGGTTACGCAATACCAGCCCGGGCCGCTGGGGTCCTCGCTGCGGAACCAGAGGCCGGGCTTGTCGGCGTGGGGCTGGAACCCCAGGGCTTTGAGCTTCTCGACCAGGCGGTCGGCGGGCGTGGCGGTCGGTGGGCTCATTGGGTGGGGGCCTCGCTGGGAATCGTGGGGGCCTGGTCGCGGCGGACCTCATCGACGGCGCGGCCCAGCGCGGCGGTGGCGGCGGCGGCGTGCTGGAGTTGGGCCTCGGGGGCGGCCGGAGCGGGCGACCGCTCGGCAAGCAACCCGGCCAGGTCGAGCGGCACGTCGCGGCCCAGGTCGCGGAGGAGGTCGACCAGGGCCCGGGCGATCGTGGCGTCGGCCTGGCGGAGCCGGTGCAGCGCGTAGGCGTCGCGGGTGTTCGTGGGCCAGGTCAGGCCTAGGGCCTTGGCGGCCCCCAGGAGGTTCCCCCGGGTGCAGCGGAACCCCAAACAAGCCGTTGCGGCCTTGGCGGCGCGAAGTTGGGTATAGCGGGCCCTCTCAATGTCGGGCCAGCGCTGCGCCAGCCAGTCCTCTAACACCCGCTGGCGGGCCCGGTCCAGCTTGTTGGGCGGGGCCTTTTTGGCGGCGGCCGGCGGGCTGCCGCCCCCTCCGTTTTCGGCGGTGCGAAATCCGCTCGACGTTTCCGGCGGTGTCGACGTCGCCGGGTCAGTCGCCGGCGGCGGGCCGGCCGGGATCGGCAGGAGGGGCCTTGCGGGGCTCGCGTGTGGGTCGGTCATCGTCTCGGGCTCCATGGGTCGGGGGTCGTGCGGCCGCGGGGGCCGCGGGGCGGGAAGGGCCGGCCAGCGGTTGGACAGGGCCGGCGGTGTCTTCGTCGAGGTCTTCGAGCGCGCGGCCCAGAACGGCCCCATAGGGGAAAACCGGGGGGCGGCCCTGGGCGTGTCCGGGGTGAGGGCGTGGGGGCATCTCTCAGGGCTCCGTGGTCTGGGGGCGGCGGGTGGGGACCGGCCAGGGGCCGGTCAACAGGTCGGGCCCGTGGCGGTCGACCAGGTCGGCCAGGCGTCGGGCGGCTTCTGGGACGCGGTCCAGGCAGTCCCACCAGCGGCGGCGGGAGACCACGGCCACAAACAGGGCGGCCCGGTTCTTCCGCACTTCGGCCTCGGGCATCCGGGCGGCGTAGTCGGCGGCGGCCAGGGCCAGCAGCAAGTGGGGCCCGTCGCCGGGCAGCACGGGGCGCTCGAGCCCCGCCTGGCAACGGAACCAGCGGACCACGGCCAGCGGCGCGTCGAGGTGTCCGGGCCGGAGCGGCTTATAAGCCCCGTAGAGCATCCGGCCCGGGTCGAGGGGCTCGACGGCCAGGCTTGCGGCGTCGCGCAACTCGGGCGCGTCGGGGATCGTCTCCCCATTCCGGCCCGGGGGCGGCCCTTCCGGACCCGGTCCGGAAGTTGGAAAGGGAGAATCAGAAGGGGAGTCTTCCTTAAAGGGGTGTCCATCTTGGACACCCGGGTGGCCATCTTGGCTAGGGGGCTGGTCAGAATGACCACCCGGGTAGTCAGAATGGACACCCGCCCCCGGGCTGGCCAGGGCGGCCACCCCGGCCCAGTCGACGCGGTAGCTGTTGGCCCGCTGGCCTCCGGTAACGTAGCGGGCGGCCTCGACGGTCAACAGCCCCAGGCGGCGGGCCTTGGCGACCGTCCGGCGGGCGGTCGTGGCGCTGCAACAGAGGCCCCAGGGGCGGGCGGCAAGCTGGGCGTGCGTGCGGGTCAGTTCGCCGGCGGTTCCTCCGGCCGTCACGTTGAAAACCCACAAGGCGAGTTCGCGGAGGTGGAGGTCGCAGGCGGCGGCGTCCAGGGCCAGGCCCAGCCGGGCGCGGCGGTCGGCGTGGGTGCCCTCGGCCTCGGCCAGGGGGAGGTCGCGCTGCCGGGGCGCAGCGGCGGCGGGCCGGCCGCTGGGGCCGGTTTGCGTTCCGTCGTGTCGGGGTGGCGTTCCGTGCATTGTCCGCGGGTCCGTGCGGTTGGGTCTCCGTCGTCAGGCGGCGGGCCTGGCCAGTCGGCGGGGGCCGTGTCGCTGCATATCGGCCCAGACCTCTTGGCGGTAGATCGGCACGTTAGCCGGGCCCTCGAATCCAAGCCGGACCCGGCCGGCGGAAATTTCGAGAACCTCGACCCAGACTTGGTTGATCAACAGGCGCTCACCGACGCGTCGAGACAAGACGAGCATCAGGGCTCCAAGGGTTGGGCCGGCCTGGCGGTCCGTCGGCCGGACCGGCCCGGAAAGGGGTGAACACCCGCAGGAGAATTCCCGCGGGGGCGGCGGGCTCCATTCGCCGCAGAACGGGAGGGCGCGGCCCGGGGGCGTCGGTCCGTCGACGCGGGCAGCGCGGGAAGTGGTCGCCAGCTTTACGGTTGCGGCAGCCGGGCCATGGCGGGGGCGACGACGGCCTCCGCGGCGAAGTAGTGGCCGGCGGTGGTGTTGAGGCTGGTGTGGCCCAGGGCCAGTTGCGCGGCGGTCGGGTCGAGCGGCGCAAGGCCGGTCGCCAGGGCCTTCCGCAGTCCGTGGAATCCGAAGCGGCGCCCCGGCGGCAGTCCGGCGCGGCGAAGCATTTTGCGGCGCTGGGCCTGGAGGTAGCTCTCGGAGTAGTCCCACGGGAAAACGCGGCGGCGGCCGGCGGGGCGGAGCCGTTCGACGGCGGCCAGGGCGTGGGGGCTGGCGTAGAGTTGGCGGCCCTGGCCTCCCTTGTAGCTGGCCCCCGGGACGGTCAGCGTGTGGCCGTCGAGCCAGTCCCAGCGCATGGCCAGCGTCGAGCCGATCCGGAGGCCCGTGTTGTAGGTCCAGAGAATCAACGCGCGCCACCAGTCCGGAGAAGAGACCCCGCGGAGCGTCGGCAGGGTGGCCGTGTCGACCACGTCGAGCCAGGCCCGTATTTCGTCGAGCGTGAAGGCCTCGGGCGTGGTCCGCTGGAGGGCGGGCCTTTCGAGGTAGGGCGGGCGGGCGATGAGTTCGGCGGCCGATCGGTTCCCCTTCCCGGGCGGGCCGGCCAGGTCGAGGCATTTCTGTATGTGCGCGCAATGCTTCCGGACCGTGTTGGCGCTGAGCGGTTCGCCGGGCTTGGCGCCGGGCAGCCGGCGCAGGCCGCGGACAAAGGCCGCGGCGTGTCCCTGGTGCATTTCGTCGAGCGTGGGGTCGCCGGTGAAGCGGGCCCAATACCGCAAACTCTCTTCGTACTGGGCAAAGGTCCGCCGGGATCGTCCCCGCGGGTCGAGGTAGACCGGCCGCACAAAGGCGCTGTAAAACTGGCCCAGCGTCAACAGGGAGGAAAGCCCCGGTGTGCAGGGCTCGGCGGTAGCCGGCGGGCCCTCGTAGAGGCGCAGCGGTGGCGGCAGTTTGCGCGCGGTGGTGGACATAGCGGGGGCTCCCTGTCGGCCAACCGCTCGGGGCTATGTCCGTGGGAGCGGTTGGTGGGGCGACCGGGGGACGGCCATCGGTCCGTCTGTAGAAAGTATAGGTTACAAAGGCAGGTCGGTTGGTGTGAAATGCGGCGGCCATGGCGCGGGGCACCCGGCCGGACCGTCGGCCCGGAAATGGGCCGACGGGCGGCCGTGGTGCGTTGACGGGTTACGGGCGGCCGGAGAAAGGTGGTCCAACCCCGGCCGGCGTCTCCGCTCGGCCGCGGCCTTCGCAACCCGGGGGAAGCCCAGAGGAAGGGGCGAGTCGAATGGAAGCGCTTTTTCTCAGTACGCCCGTCAAGCTAGGCCAGGCGGCGGGCCGTTGTCAAGAAGAGAAGGCGGCCGGCCAGGAGTGGTGTACGGGTGAAAAAGCGAGTCGCGCGTGTCGTGCGACGGCTTCCAAAAAACCCCCCAGAGCCTCGCGGCGTCTGGACACTCCCGGCCGGCCGTTGGTCGCTCGGGGCCGTTCAGCGGAACCAGACTCCGCAGAACACCCCCCGGCCTCTTTTCGCCGTAACCTCTGTTACGGCCTGGCCTTCAGTAGCGGCGCAGGGACTCGAACCCCGGACACGCGGATTATGATCTCGGGCTAGTGCGGAACTACCAGCACAAGCGGCCTAAACTGGAGGGGCGGCCGGGTGGGGGCGCGCGGGGGGGTAATGAGGGGGCGGGGCGGGGGCAAGAATTTCCGGCGGAAAAGATTTTTCGGATTTTTTTCCCCCCGGGGGTTGTGGTAGGCTGTGGGGCGGCCGCGGGGGCCGGCGGGGTGGCCAGGAAGGAGGCGGAGCGGTGCAGATCTTTGGCGGGGTGTTGATCGTGCTGGGGTGTTTCGGCGTGGTCGGAAGCCTGGCGGCCGGAGTGAACGGGGCCGCGGGCTGGGGAGCGGTGTTGTGGTCTTCGCTCGGGGTCGTCTTCTGGGGAAGCGTGACGGCCTATCTCGGGGCCATGGGGGCCAGGCTGGCCCGGGTCGAGCGGCTGGTGGTTCAGCGGCTCCCGCAGACGGAGAAGGGGCCTCCGGAGAAAAGGGCCCCGGAAAAGGCCCGGTGGAAGGGACGGCCGGGGCCGTCGGCAATGTGAGAATGAGGCTTTGAGTCAAGGCCTCATGCTCTCATCCTAAGGGTTCAGAACGGAGTGGGCGGGTGTGGCAGCATATCGCGGACCGGCGGTGAATATGCGGGAACGCGGAACCATGAATAGGGGAAACTTGGCAGATGCCCCCCTGGCGGGGGCGCTGTTCAGGCGGACGGACTGGGGCCGGCCGGGGGATCGATCGACGGCTCGCGTTAGCCGGCGTCGCCCCACTCGTCGCACCAGAGGGACCGGCGGCAGAGGCGGGCGCGGAGCTTGGCGGGGCCCTGGCAGTTGTCGCGGTCGCATCGGTCGCCGCGGAAGTCGCGGCACGCCTGGCAGAGGGCCAGCAGGCGGCCTATCTCGCCGGCCGGGCGCGTGGCCAGGCCGTTGGAAAGCCACTCATCGAGGGCGCGGAGAAGCTGGGCCAGGCGGCGGCGGTACTCGGCGCCGTTGACGGCGGCGGCCGGGCAGTCGCGGCGGGGCGGCCGGTCGAGGTCGCGGGGGTAGGGCCGGCCGCAAAGCTGGCACACCCAGGGCGGGCCGGCGGCGTTGAATTGACACTCGGCCATGGCGCTAGAGGCTGGTTAGGTAGGCTTTGAATTCGGCGGCCGGCCAGACGGGTCCGCATTGGGCGGGGGCGAAAAAGTAGCCCCCAGTGAGTTCCTCGTCCACCAGTTCCGTGCAGGGCGGGTATTCGGGCGTGGCGTCCTGAATCCAGCCCCAGTTTTCGGCGGAGGCGAGGGTGTTTCCCCAGGGCACGTCGACGGCCTCGAAGTCGTCCCCAAGAATCAACATGAAGTATCGGCGCGTGTACCAGATCATGTAGGGGACTTGGACCAGCAGGACGTACACGGAGCGGACCCCGCAGACGGCCGGGCTGATTTCCTTGGCCCAAAGACAGGCGGTTGCAATGAGGGGCGGCCCGGGGCCTCCGCCGGGAACGTGGTTGGTAACGTAGGCGGTGTTGAGGGATAGGCAGGCAGGGCCGCAACTTCCGGCCGTGATTCCCTCGACGCGGGCCTCCATCTGGCATGGCGCTTTCCCGTCGGCACAGAAAGCGCACTGGCAACCGCCGCAGCAGTCCGGGCAGGGGTCAAACTTGATTCGACTTGCGGGCATGGGTTATTCGCAGGTGGCGCCAATGACCTCCCAGGCGTGGTCGGAGGTCGACGGGTAGGGGATGCAACTAGCTCGGACCAGTTCGCCAGCGTCGAGTTGGCCAGCGGTCAACAGTTTTCCAGAAACCGTAAGGCTTCCCAAACTGGCGTAGGCGCCGCCTGGCCCGTCGCGGAGCGTCGCCGCGGCCGTTCCCCCGGCGGCCAGGTCGGCGTCGAGCGTGGCCCAGTACCACGGCCGGCCAGGGTTGGCCACGGGCAGCCAGAGCGGCGTGTCGCCCCCGGCGTGAACCAGGCGGGCCTCGCCGCGGTCTTGTAGGGCGCCCCAGAAAAAACCGGTCTTGTCGGTCACGGTGAAGGTGACGGAGTCTAAGACGGTGAAGCTGGAGCCGTTCCAATAAAGGGCTTTGGCCTCGGCCTCCCCGCCGGGCTCCAACACTTCGGAAAGCTGGAAGGCGCGTAGGTGTCGCGGCAACTGGGGCAGGCGGACCGGCTCGGGGCCGGAGCGGCGGGCGTCGGTCATTGGGCGAACCCGGTTCGTATCACGGTCAGGGGGGAATCGTTGGGCCCTTGGGGCATGGACCACTCGATCGACGTTATCGGGGCCTGGATTTGGTGGGCGGCGCCGGCCTCTTCGACGGTTTCGAGAATCTGGCCCAGCAGCCCCGTCCATGGCAACAGGCCCTTAACGTGAATCTCGGCCCGGGCCCGGGTGGCGTAGTACCGGGCAAGCACCCCGGCCATCACCAGGGCCAGGCGGTCGGCGTCGTTTCGCAACTCCAGCGGGCCGGCAGAAACTAGGGCGGTGGGGTCCGCCGGGTCCACGTCAAGAATCGTATCGGGGGCCAGAAACCAATAGTGTGCGTCGGGGACCACGGTTTCATAGACTCCGTCGCTGGGGGCGGCGTCGGGTATTTCCACTTCCAGACAAAGCCGCTGGTCGGTCTCGACGGCTATCGTTATGACGGTCGTTTCGTAGTCGACCAGCGGAGCGACGGCCGACGGCTCAAGAAAATGGCCCAGGGCCAGGAGGTGGCGGGGGTTGGCCGTCAGGAGGACGCCCCAGTCGTCGCGCAGGGCGTGGACTCCCACCCCCAGGGCCTCGGCCGGCTGGTAGGCTTCGCTCCAGGGATCGGCCTCGCCGGCGGGGTTGCGGAGCGTTAGCCAGGCGGCCGGCGGCCGCAAGTCGGCCTCGACCCCCTCCGGGTTTCCGTCAATGGGCGGATCGACGGTGTAATCCCACCCCTGGCGCAGCGGTAGCCAGGAAAGCGTGGAGCGGACGCGGGTTTGGAAGTCGGCCGGGCCGTCCTGGCGCTGGCCGGCCTGGTCGAGCTTCGGCGCACATTTTCCGTCGTAGAGGTCCCAGTCGTTGGGGGCGCCGAAGGCGGAGAACACGGTTCGGAACCGCTCGGCGGTGCGGTCCTGGTCGAGGACGGTTGGGTCCGAAGAACCGGAGCCGTTTTCATAGTCGCTTTGCAGGGTGTTGGTCCAGCGCTTGACGAGGTCGCCGGCCAGGGGGTGCGGGGAGACGTTGCCATTGGCCAGGACGGCCGGGCCGTAGAGGCTGAAGGCGCAGACCAGGCGGCGGCCCAGAATCCGGACTTTGCCGAAGGCCTGGGCGTCGCTGGTGGCCAGGTGCGTTCTGATGTTTTCCTTGGCGCTGCCGCTGTCTACGCGGACCGATCGAGGGTTCCGCGGGAGCGTGGCCCCCTGGAAGCTGGTTTCCTGGGAGAGAAGGGAAAAAACGGTTATTTCGAATCCGTCCGCGGTGGGCGTGATTTTGTAGTCCAGCCCCAGGCGGGGCGGGATCAGCCGGCGGATAATCTCGGCGGCCGTCTGCGTGGTGGCCATCTCGACGGTTTCGGTCAGTTCGTCGAGCAGCTCGTCCTGGCCTCCTATGGTCCAGGCCGGGCCCCCGGCGTCGCTTTCGTCGACGAATCGGTCCAGGAGGTACTCCAGAAAGTCGCGGTGGGTCCAGACCGCAGTGGAGCCGAAAAGGTAGCTGTCGCCGGACTTCTCCGCGGAGCGGTTGCCCCGTATGGTGTCGAGTTCGTCGCGGCGGTTGAGGCTGGGAATCCAGCCCAGTTCTTTTTCCTCCCCGTCGACAAGCCAGAAGCTACGGCCAACGTGAATCTTGCGGAGAATCTGCAAGGGGCCGTAGGCGGCCCAGGTCTGCCGGCCGCTGGGGCCGTTGTCCTGGCCGTGAACGTGGCGGCCCTCGCCGGAAATGCGGCCCAGAAAGATCGTCTGGGCTCCCCCCGGGGCGACCACGTCGACGCGGACCCAGGCCCGGGTCCAGTCGGCGGGGAGCTTCGTCGAGAATCCGGCTTCGTGCGGCGCCTTGTCATAGCCGTAACGGCTTTCAAGTTCGGCCATGTCGAGGTCGGCGCCGGTTGTGTGGCAACTTCCGCGGCGGAACCGTAGCGACGGCTCCCAGGTCCAGGAGTCGGACCAGGTCCGGCGGACATACACCAGCGGCGGCGTGGCGGTCACGGCTCCGGTGGCGGCCGTCGGTCCTATGATCGTCGTAGCCATTCACTCCTCGCGCGGCAGCGTGCGTTACAGGTTTTCGGGCAATCCGCCCACCCAGCGGTCGGCCGACGGCGGGGCGGCGGGGCCGGCGGCGTCGGCGGTGGTCGTCTCGACGGTCGAGTCTTCGGAGTAAGTCGAGTCGCGGCGGGTTTGCAACCGGACCTTGACGGTGGTTCCGTCGGCCTGGCCGGGTAGGTCGTACTGAAGAACGGCCAGGCCGGCGGCGGCGATCGTCTCCGTTGCGTCGGGCGTGTCGGCCGGCGGCGCGGAGCCGTCGACGGTGTAGGCCAGGGCCCAGGCGTCGGCGCGGTTGGCGCCCGTCTCGTAGTAAACGGCCAAAACGCGGACCACGCCGGAGGCTTTTTGGACCAGTCGCCAGTCGAGCGGGCCGGCGGGCGGCGTCTCGGCCTCTTCGCCCCCGGCCAGGTCCAGGCGGAGGTAGGTCTCGCCGGCGGGCCCCACGGGCAGGAAACCGCTGTCGAGAATCCCGTTATAGTAGCTCACCGAAAGCCACCAGGTCCCGTCGGCGTGGGTGTCGGCCGGCGTGTGGGGCAAGGTCGCATTGGTGGCGAAGGGGCTGTCGTCTTCGGACGGCGGGCCGGTGTTGGAGCGGTAGAAGCGGTAAACGGCCGGGTTGAAAACGCGATAAAGGCCCCGGGCGTCGAGGTAGTAGCGGCTGCGGAACCAGGACGGGTCGGTCAGGTCGTGCGGCCGCTGGCGGAAAAGGTTTTTCCGCGGCAAGGGGTTAGAGGCCGGCGGCCAGGGGAAGCCGTCGCCGGGGAAGTAGAGGCCCAGGTGGGCGGTGGTCACCAGGCCCAGGTCGTCGACGGGTCGGGGCCGGCGGGTGCGGACCGGCTGGGCGGTGGGCTGGGCCCAGCGGTCGAGCGTGGGGACGGCCAGGTCGAGCGGCTCGGCCACCAGGTCGCCGGCCGGGTGGAATGCGCGGGGCCGTCGGCGGACCGGCTGGCTGGTCGGGCGGTGCCACTTGTCGAGGGTCACCTCTTCCGGGGCCTCGACGGCGGCCGGCGGCGGCTCGGCAAGTTGCGGGTACTGGTAGGCGCGCATCGGTTAGCCGCGGGTGTGGAGCGGGAAGCGCTGGACGGCGACGCGGACCGGCCGGAAGTGGAGCGGCCGGCCGGCTTCTAGGTTTTCGATTTGCTGCTCGGCCGGGACGCATTCCGCGCAGCCCGGGCCGCAGATTGGGCCGTTGCAGCGGGCACAATACCCGCGGACCCGGCCGGAGCCGGGCCGCAAGTGGAAGTGGCGGCCGCAATGGACGCATTGGAGGGTAGGCAACTCGGCCAGAGGCCGGTCGGCCCCCGGGTCGAGAATTTGAATACGGCCGGCCTCTAGCATGGTGGGCCTCGGGGTTACCTGGTCGCCTCGACGTTTCCGGCGGTCTCGGCCGCGGCGGGTATCACTCCAGAAAAAGAATCGTGGCTTCGTGCTGCGTCGTGCCTCCGCTGGAGACGCTTTGCAAAGCGGCGCCGTTGTTCTGCGTGGCGGGCAACACCAGTTCGCAGTCGGGGGCGGCCACCCAGCGGAACGTGGCCCTTTGGTTGAGCGAGAACGTGTAAAGCTCGCTGTTGGCGGTCTTGGTAGGCTCGCCCCCTGTGAAGCCAACCCCGAAGTCGCTTTGGCTGGCGGGGCCCCCGGGGTCGAGGTTGACGGGGGTAAAGCCGGCGTCTTCGGTGCCGACGGCCGTGGTCCGGATGATCGAAAACCGGGTCGCCAGGTCGGCGGGCGTGGCCACACAGCCGACGTTGAATTCGAAAATCCGCGCGCGGCTGGTGGGGCTGGCGGCCGACCGAAACAGGTTCAGGATGGCCTTGGCGGTGCCGACGGCGGCGGCGCCGTGTCCGTGGTAGCGTTCCATGCGTGGGGTCCTTTCGAAAGGGTGGGTCGTGGTCGGGTTAGTAGGGGATCACCAGCGGCCGAGGCCGGTGGATTTGGACGGGGAAGCGGGGCAGGGCGGCCGCGGCGGCAAAGGCCGGGTTGAATTCGAGGTCGCCCCAGGTGAGTTCGTTGTCGGCCTCGGCCAGGTTGTGGTGGAAGAATTTTGCCCAGGCGGCGCCGCGGACGGCGCTAGCGAGGCGGACGACGTCGAGGTCGCCGGTGTAGTAAAGGGATTGGCCGGAGCTTGTGTTGTAGCATCCCAGGCAAAAGCCGTATTGAAGATTCCCGGTATTGTCGGGCGTGGCCTGTTGGGTGTAGGTGATAGCTTGTGCCTGGCCGTCGACGTAGATAGTGATTGTGTCGGCGTCGGGTTGCATTTCCCAGGTGATGGTGTGCCAACTGCCATCATTAAAGCCCGTGTCAGCGTTTGCACCACCGTAGCAGCGGTTCCCGTCGTTGTCGCGGGCGTACATCGCCAGGCGGCCACTGGAGGCCCCCAGGCCGGCGTTGGCGTTGAGGGCAACAAACATAATCGTTTGGCTGCTGGAATTCGCGCATCCCATCCGCGCGGCGGAGGTGTCGGAGGTTTTTAGTCTGCAAGAAAACGAAAATCCCTCGGTGTCCATCCGCGTGCCGAAGGTGCCCAGCGTCCCCAGGTCGACGTAATCGTCCCCGTCGAAGTTTTGGCCGTAGTGGACGCTTCCGGTGGTCTCGGTGGGCTCGCCGGCGGCGCCCTTGGTGCCGTCGTTGCCGTTGCTGGTCGAGTCCTGAAGGGTGCTGGTGTCTGGGTCGTCAACGCAAGTGTAGGCGGCCTCGGTGTCGGAATCGTAGACGTTTTCGGCGTCTTCTCCGTCGGAGTCGCCAGCTTTGCCCCAGTAGAGATATTGCTCCGTCGCGGCGACGGCGGAGAGACTGGGGCATTTGGTCCAGAGGCGGAGGGTTGCGGCCGACCCGGCCCCGCCGCTCCACTGTTCGCGCTCGTACTTCTGGAGCGTCTCCCCGTCGCTTTGGGTCACGCGAAGGTCGTAGCCGGTCGCCAGGGCGGCGGCCAGGGGCGCGTAGCTGTCGAGCGCAACCAGGAGCGGGAAGTCGGTCAACGCGCCGTCGATGTTGGCGTGTTGCGTCGAGAACTTCCGGCGGAGGGCGTAACCGGCTAACCAGCCCATGACGTGTGAGGGGGTGAGGGGGTGAACGGGTGAGGGGTCAGATTTCGACGGCGGCCAGGGCGTCTTTCATCGCGGTAGCCTCGGCTTGGAGGGCCGTAAACTCGGCCACCAGCAACTCCTTTTCGGCAACGGCGGTGGCCAGGGCCTCGTTGTCCGGGTCGGCCACCAGGGCGGCGTCGAGGTCGGCCAGGAGGCTCCCGTACTGGGCGGGCATCCCGGCAAGCTGCGCTTCGGCGCTGGCGATTTGGGTTGCGGCGGCGTCGAGCGTTCCGCGGTTGGTGTTGATTCGCTGGGCGATCTCGTCCAGCGCTTGCTTGATCTGGGCGTAGGTGGTGGGCATGGGAGGTTTTCTCCAGGGCGGTTTGTTTCCACGGCTCGCGGGGAACCGCGCATCAAAGGGCGTCGAAGCGGAAGTGCAACAGGTCGAGGACGTCGGGGTCGGCCGCGGCGGCCGCGGCGATCGTGCGGCGAAGGTAGAGAGTCAGGGAGTCGCCCGGGGAAAGGTCCGCCAGGGCCAGGGCGGTTCCTTCGGTGGTCGGGCTGGAGTAGGCCACCCCGTCGCTGGAGAGTTCGAGGCCGGCGTGGGCGGCGTCGAGCCAGACCACCAGGTTTTCTATCGTGTGCGTGCCCTGGTGGGTGAGGGTCAGGGTCCAGGTCGAGACGTCGCCGGCGGCGGCCTCCTCGGCGGTCACGTCGGCCAGGGAAACCCCGTTTCCCCAGCGGTCGGCCAGCAGGACGCGGGCCTCGGCCGGGCCGGCGGGGAGGTGGTCGCGGTAGACACTCACGCGGAGCCAGGCGTCGCGGTCGTCTCCGTCCAAAAGGAGGTAATCGGCGTCGGCCTCCGTCTTCTGAATCGGGCCCCAGGTCGAGCTATCGGGGGCCTTGTACTGCACGGCGCCGGCGGTGGGGTCGTAGCGGAGCCGGCCGGCCCCGGGGCCGTTTTTCGCGGCGGCCAGCAGCGGGGCCACCCCGGGGACGGTCCCCACGAGCGTAAGCGGCCGGACCTCCGCGGCGTCGCGGATTATTTCCAGGCTGTCGGCGGCCAGGTTGGCGTGGGGCATGGAGTGCAGTCTCGACGTTTTCGGCGGTGTCAGCTGGCGGCGGAGAAGGTTACCTTGGTGGTTCCGCTGTTATACGAGATAGAGAAGTCGGGCGCGTCGGGGGTTCTCACCACTTTGTGGGCGTCGAGGGTTATCGGCGTCCCGTCGTTTCCGGCCCGGTCGACGGGGACGACGCGCCACTGGTAGGTGGCCAGGTCGTCCAGCCGGCCAGTCAGCAGGGTAAAGGCCCATTGGGTGGGCTCGGGCAGGGCCCGGGCAATCGTCGACCAGTCGCCGGCGTCTTTTTTTTGCTCGACGCGGTAGTGGTCGACGTCGGCGGCCTGGGAGCGGACCCACCAGAGGGTCCGGCGGGGCGGGTAGGCGTCGGGCGCGCCGGCCACGGGGTCGAAGTCGGCGTCGGTCGTGTCGAGACACTCCACGCGGGCCTGGTCGCCGGTGGGGAGGTAGAAGGTCCAGCTTGCGGCGGTCGTCTGCCCCTGGTAACACCCGTCGAGATACCAGTGGAAATATACCGTCCCCGATAGGTCGTTAGTGACCTCAACGGTGGTCAGGTTTCCCAGGCGGGTCGAGTTGTAGGCGGTTATGGCCACGGTCAGGCGGTCCGGATTCCCTGGATGGTCAGTTCGCCCCGGTGGGTCGTGGTGCCGGCGGCCTGCCGGCGGAGTTCGGAAACGCGGGTTAGGAGACAGTTCGCGTAGGTGTCGCCGTAGTCGTTGACAATCGACACGATCGTCCCCTGCTGGGCGTGAATCAGGGCGGCCCAGGTGGCCAGGCCGGCGGCGGTCGAGTAAAGCACGGCGGTTACGGAAAAGGGACTGTCTCCCAGGCCCAGGTAGTGCAGCCCCGGGCCGTTCAGCCCGGGGACGTAATACACGTCAAGCCTGGCCCGTTGCGGGGCCAGGTCGCCCTTGACGAAGGTGCAGGCCGTTCCTCCAATGCTGGCGGCCATGGGCTATCTATCCTGGTCGGGGGCGGCAAGGGTCGGGTTGCGGGCGGGTATTATTGCTTCCAGGGCGCCTCCCAGGCGGTTGAGAATGGCGTCCCTGTGGGCCCGGTAGGCGGCTTGGGCTTCTCGCTGTTTGCTGGTCGAGTGTAGGTGAGGGCTGGCGGCGTAGACTTCGCGGGCCATCGGGTCGTTGACCAATTCGCCGGCGGTGGCGCGGGCGTAAAACCCGGGGGTGAGAAATTGCAGCGTCCGCTCGAACTTGGCGCGTATCGCGCGAAGTAAGGGGCTCTCGCCCCGTTGGACGGCGGCCCGCTGGGAGGCATCGAAAAGCGCCTCGCTTTTCATTTCCTGGGTTCCGAGGTGTAGTTCGGCCAGTTCGCGCTGTGCCCTCGCCATGCGTTGCATTCGGGCAGATTCCAGCAGCGGGTCGGTCCGCGCGGTGGCGATCATCCGGCCGGCGGCGTCGGTCTCCTGGGCGGTGCGGACCTCGCCAAGGCGGGCCTGGTAGGCGGCCGGGTCGAGGGACTGGAAGGCGCTGGCGGCCTCCGCGCGGCCGAAGTATTTGATTAGTTCGGGGGTGTCCATCCCCTTGGCCCGTATGGTCTGGAGCATTTCGGCCAGCGGCTTTCCCTGGAACTGCTCGACGAATCCCTGGCGGGCCAGGCTCCGCAAAAGGCTGGCGACTTGGGTACCGCCCTTTTCGCTACTCTCGGCGGCCTGGGAAACTACCGACGTGGCGGCGATCAACTCCTCGTCGGAAATGCCAAGCTGGCCGGCGGTCTTCGCCCCGCGGCTGGCGGCCTCGATAATCTGGCTGGCGCTGGCCCCGGGGATCGGGCCGGCGGCGGCCAGGCCCTTACTGAGGATCTGGCGGAAGCTGCCGGCCTCCTTTTCGCCCATTCCGGAGCGAATGATTGCCCCGGCCTTGGCCAGGCCGGCGGTGTCGGTGAGGCCATAGAGTTGGTCAAAAAAGGCAAGGTCGTTAACTCCCGCGCTTTCGAGTTCAAACATGCTGGCCATAGCCTCTTCGAGGCTGCCGGCTCCGCCGCGGGCATAGAACATTTTCGTTTCGGTCATCAGGCGCTTGAGGTGGTCGGGGTCCTTGGCCAGTTGGACCAGGGCGCCGCCTCCGCGGGCGCCGCCGGTAGCGACCTCCATGGCGTTGGTTCGGGCCTGGGCCATTTCGTTGAATAGGGCGGTGGCCCCGGAAATGGCCGTGTGAATCCCCAGCAACCCGGCGCCAAAGGCTTTGACCTGACTGAGGGCAGAGGCGCCGAAGGCCTGGCGGCCGGCTCTGCCGGAGCGGTCGAGGTGGCCGGCGGTCTTCTGGGCGGCGGCCCCGGCCTGCTGGGCGGCCCCCTTCATCTTCTTGAGGCCCCCGGTCACTTCGTCCTGCTTCTGCGCGATCTTCTGGTAACTCCGCCAGAGGCGGGCCTCCTCGCCGGTCATTTCTACCACGATCTTGGACACGGCAGGTTACCAGGTCAGGGACGGGGGGCGGTGGCATCCGGCGGCGACGAACCAGAGGTCGGCAACCGTGGGCCGGTATCGGGGGCAGAGGCCGGCGGCCCAGCGGGCGGCCTGGAGGGCCCGGGCGTCGAGGGGCGGGCCGTCTGTTTTTTTTTGAGCCAGCGGACAAGAACCGGCCAGTCGACCAGGGCGTCCAGCACGTCGACGACGGCCGGCTGGGAAAACAAGCCCAGAAGCGCCACCTCGGCCTTTCCCAGGCGGTAGTTGGTCGCCAGGGCCAGCAGGGCGGCGTCGTGGAGTCCGTCAAAGTCGAGCGTGGCCCGGGCGCCCTCGCCGGCGGGGGCGGTGTCGACGTCGGCGGCCGTCTTGGCTCCCCACCAGCCCAGGGCGGCGGCCCAGAGCGTTTCGAAGCGAGGCAACAGGCCCCCGGGTTGCCAGCGGCCGTCTTCGTCGACGGTGGTGGTCTGCGGCAAGGCCTGGTAGGCGGTCAGGGTCTCGTCCTCTTCGGCCAGGGCGCGGGCCAGTGGGACCACCCAGGCGCGGCCGTCGGCCAGGCGGACGGTGTGGCCGGGTAGGGCGTCAGGGCGGGCCAGGTCGGCCGGCGCGGGTGGGAGTTCGGGGTGGTGGAACATGCCACACCAGGCCGGTCCCCCGGGGACCTTTCGCCAGGTCTGACGGTCGGGCCAGAAGCCGACGCCCCGGGAGTCGGTCGCGGCGGCGGCAAACACCACGCCGGCGGCCCCGCCGGGTCCGGCGGTAACCTGGCGACACGGCCCCGCGGGGACCAGGTGGGCCAGGCCGGCGGCCACCAGGTCGGCGTCGGCCGGGCGGCCGTTGCGGTCGGGCAGGAAATAGACAAAGCCGGACATAGTGGTTTGGAGTGGGTCAGGCGGGCAGGGCGGAGGAGGTGTCCACGGTGATGGGCGCGTTGGTCCCGTCGTACTCGCAAGACAGGACCAGGCCGGTTTCGGCCGGGTCGTCGCCGGAGGCGGCCATGGCGTCCTCGACCACGGCCAGGCCGTCGGCGGTTAGCTTGATGTGTTCCTCGGTGGCGTCGGCAACAAAGGTCGATCCGGCGGCCCGCTTGCGTAGGTAGATGGTGGTGTTGGCGTGCGTCGCGGCCTGGCCGGTCAGGGGGATATTGGCGGCCTTGAGCAACTCGACGTCGACGCCGGTAATCGTGAGGCTGGGCTGAATCGAGGCAATCCAGGCGTGCGTGTCGTAGAGTTCGCTGCCGGCCCCTTCCGTGCGGGCGTTAATGCCAAATTGCACGCTGAGGCTGCGGGGCTCGGCCACGGTAACGGCCCCGATCGTGATGGGGCCCAGCGTGAAGCGCTCGCCATCAGTAACGGCGCCGAGGGTGACGGTTTCCGCAATGGCGACCGGGTGCGTCGTGCCGTCGGCGGAGGTGGCCAGCAGTAGGTAGGACAGGGTGGCGTTTCCCGCGTGATTGACCGAAAGCGTCTGGGGGACCAGCAGGCCGTCGGCGATCGTGTAGCTGCGGTGGTTGGCCCCCGCGGTCCGCGTGGCGCCATCAGCCGTCTTCTGGGCGTAGAGGACCACCCCGTCGCCGCTGTCGACGTCGTAGCCGGTAACACCGCACAGGTCGAGCGCAGCGGCGATGTTGAGCGTGGAAAAGGTGGCCTGGGGTTTGGCCCCCATCAGGCTTTGAAAGCGGGTGTAGACCTCGCCGCTGGAGGCCTCGCCCTGGACCTGGTTTCCCAGGGGGAGGTTCTGCGCGGTGATGCCTCCGAGCATGGTCTCGTGGATTTTGACCCCATAGAGGGTGTGCAACCTGGTAACGGTCATGGCGCGGGGCCTCCGCGTTAGATTTGGATTGTGTGTTGCGTGTGGTCGTGTTGGATTTGCCGCTGGAGTTCGGCGTCGATCGACGCGACGGCCCGCTGGCGGTCGGCGTCGCTAACGGCGGTCATTTCCAGGCGCATGGTAATTTGGCTTTTGGGGTGGCGGCGGTTCAGTCCGGGCGCGTGAATCACTACCTTGCAGCCGGTGGCCGTGGCGCGGACGTCGCGCTGCCGGGTGAGGCCCTGGGTCAGGCCGGAGTAGACCAGGGGGAGGGTGTGGCCGTACTTCGCCAGCTTGCGGCCGGTGTAGCTTCGTTTGAAGCCCTTCGGGTGGGCGTTTCCACGTTCGCCCTTGCGGGGCTTGTAGTTGTATTCACGCGCCCCCGCGCGGCTGAAGTGCTTTGGCCGGGCGGTCTGGTGCCAGTCGACGGCGGCGGCGGTGTAGGCGGCTTTTTTCATGCGGGGCAAGCGGCGCTTGGCGACCCCGGGGACGTGGCCGGTATAGGTTACGTTCAAAAGGATCATGCGGCGCCCCCGTGGGTGATGCCCAGTTCGACGCCCTGCGCGTCGCCTTGTTCGGGTTGCTTGTCGGGGACCAGGCGGAAGGGCCCGTCGTCAAGGTCGATTCGTGCGATGGCCAGGTAGCCGGCGCCTCCGGCCAGGGCGGCCAGGTCGTCGATAATCTGGCCGATTGTGTTTTTCCAGCGGAGGTCGGCCTCGGCTATGTCCGTTGCTATGGCCGCCGGCACGTCCTGAATCAACAGCAGTTTCAGCCGGCCGGACTCCTGCCAGGTCTCATACGCGGTACGGGCCAGGGAAAAGCCGGCTTGTTCCTGGGTCCATATCAGGGCGTAGGGGCGCAGGGCGGTAAGCTCCGCGGCTGTGTAGCCCTTGTCGGGGTCGGTCGGGTCGGGCAGGCCGTCGTGATGAATGCTCCCCAGGGCCTCGGTGGCGTCCTCGGCCTCGACCCAGGTCTGGAACGTGGCCGACGCGGCCAGCGTGGCCTTGAGGTAGTTCTGGGCGAGCATCAGCCGGCCGGCGGGTTCGGTCATGGGGCGCGGACCTCCGGCGGGCCGGCCGCGGCCCGGAGGCATTGGCGGACGGCGTCGAGTTTCTCGCGGGCGTCGGGCACGTTCAGGGAGCGGCAAACGTCCTCGGCCACGTCGCAAGCGTGAAGGCCGGCCGTGGCGAGGGCCTGGTGCTGGCCGTCGATGTTTCGGACCTGGCCGGCCAGGCGGCCGGTGGCCCGGAAGTGCTGTTCCTCAAGGTCGACCTGGCGGGCCTGCACCTCCTGGAGGCCACCCAGGAAACTTTGCCAGGCCTCGACGGCGCGGGCGGCCAGGGGGCGGAGCCAGCCGTGGCGGGAGAATAGCTGCCGGAGAATCCACCAGGCGGCCCAGCAGAGGGCCAGCAGCAACACGGTGGCCAGGCCGTAGCTTTCCAGGATCGAGACCAGGGCGTCCATACTATTGGCTCCGGCGGTAGGCGGGTCGGGTCACTTCCAAGGCGGCGGAGTGGGTCAGGCGGAGGCGGGCCCAGGCGTCGGTCATCTCGGCCACGGCCTCCACGGCGTAGGTCCGCCCGTCGGCGGTGACGGTGTCGCGGTGGCTGGGGCTGGCCACCCCTCCGGCGTCCCCGTCGGGGTCGCGGGAAATGGTGGCGTGTCGCGTGCGTCGCAACTCGCGGCCGTCGAGGGTGGGGAGTTCCTCGATTTCGTCGGGGCTTAGTATGGCGGTTAGGGCGACCCCGTCGCCCCCGGCCGGCGTGTAGGTTACGGCCTGGCCGTACACGTCGAAAAGGGCCGGGAGGGCCGCGGCGGCGTAATTCTCGGTAAACGTCGACACGGCGGCCTCCCGGCCCCGGCGGGCAACTCAGGGGGCGGACACTCAGGACGCCAGATCGGTGGCGCGGATCGCCATGTGCGAAACGCGGACGTCGGCCGTCGTGTCGTTGCTGGTCTTCTCCAGATGGGCTAGCAACTTCATGGGCCCGGTGGCGGCGTCGAGCTTGAAGGTGGACGTCGAAAGCACGCGAACCGCGTTGATGTAGATTTTGATGTCGGTCAGGTCGCGGCAGTCGAAACGGAAGTCAAAGTACGTGTTGTCGACGGCGTCGACGGTCGTGTCCGTGGCGGCTACCTCGGTGCTGCCGTCGTCACTCTCGGCCAGGATCGACAAGGCGGTCCCGTCGAGGTGGAGGAACACGCTTTCGGTGATGCTGTCGGCGTCGGTGGCGTGGGTGCCGTTGGCGATGCCGATGTTGATGTCGAGGGCGGCATTGTCTCCGATGTCGTAGACCGCGACGCGGCCTTCGACGATGAAGGGGATGGTAACGGGGACGCTGTGCTGAGACATGATGTCGGCCTTCTGCGCCTCGGCGGTGGCGGAGAAGGTGATTTTCGCGTAGCCGGGCCCCATATCGACCGCCGGAGTCCCGGAGGTCAAAACCAGGACCGTGTCGGCGGCGTCGCGCAACAGGTCGACGGTGTAGCTGGGCCGGACGTTGAGGTCGACCTCCACGGTGGTCGCCGTGCTGGCGGCGTCTGCCAGGGCGACGCCCACAAAGAAGTCGGCCCCGGCCAGGGCCTTTAGCGGCGTTGCGGTCCCGGCGGAGCGGTCCCAGTAGAGCCGGTCGCCCTTGAGGATCACCACGCCGGAGGTCTTGGCGAGGGTCACCTGGCCGGAGGTCTTCAGGCCGGCGGCCTCGCCGCTGGTCCGGGCGTTCAGGCCGGCGACAAAGGCCGCGCGGCCGTCGGCAAGTTGGATGACTTCGCCGGCGGTGTAGCCGGCGGCGGGGGTGGTCTGGGCGACCACGTCCGAATCTTTGAGGATGGTGGCTTCGGCCATGGGGTGTTTTCTCCGGGTAAAGGTTGGTGGTTGGTCAGGGGTCGAGGTTCAGGGGTTGGGGGTCGCGGGTCAGCCCCCGGCGCCGGTGGACTTGTAGAGGGGTTGCCAGTCGACGATTGCCGCGCCGATGTCGAGGTTGATGTCCCAGCCGACGCCCCACTGCCCCTTGTCGAGGACAAAGGAGCGCATTTGGGGCAGGCGGCCGGTCCCGAGGCGATAGGCAACGCGGATTCCGCGGCCGGTGGTCAAGAACCAGTTGGTGTCAAGGCCCGTTCGGGCGGTGCCGGTGCGCGGGTCGCGGACGCCGATCGCCCCCAGGCGGTCGTCGGGCACGACGCGGAGGCCCTCCTTGGCCAGGAGGTTGAGCGTCGGGTACCAGGGGTCCGAGTCGTCGGCAAACAATTTCGCCAGCATCTCGGAGGCCGTCAGGCCGCGGGCGGTCCACTCCAGGGCGGCCGGGCAAAGGAGGAACTTGGGCCGGAGGTTGAGTTGCTTTCCGGGGTTGGTGGTGGTCCGGCCGCTGCGCTGCTTGACGATAGCGCTGATGCCGGCCTTGAGGCCGTCGCTGTTCAGAACCGCGGTCCCCAGGTTGGCGTGGCCCCCGGCCGTGGTAACGGCCGTCGAGTTGAAGGCCTCGCCGGTGTCGGTCATGGTGGGGTTTTCCAGCAGAAGCGCATAGACCATGTCGGGCCTGGTGCGGCGCGCCTCCTCTCCCAGTTCTTCGGGCATCCGCAGCAGCGCGCCGAGCCGGTCGTCCAGGATGTCCTGTTCGTCGACGACGAACTTTTCCGCGTAGCGCGCGATCCGGTAGGTTTCGCGCGAGTCGGACAGCGTGGCGTGTTCGGCGGTGTCGCCGCGGGCCAGCCGGCGGAGACCGCCCCCCTTTTTCAGGGAAATGTCCTCTTGCTGCTGGAAGTTGGCGACGTCCTCTTCCTCGCACCAGCCGACGGTCGTGTCGCCCACCTCCTCCCACCCGCGGATCAGGTGGGCGTAGACACTGGTGCCGAAAACGTAGGTCAGGGTTCCGCCGGAGGTGGCCGTCCGGATGGCGTCGCTGCGGCCGGTGGGGCGGCGGCCGGTGTCCAGCAGCGCGCATTCCCGGCAGAGGTCGACGGCCGAAAGGTCGCGGAGCCGGTCGCCCAGGTCGGCGTCCTGTTCGGTGAGACGGCCCCCGCGCTGGCCGGTGAATTCCGCGCAAAATCGGTGTTGCGTGGGGTCGAGGCCGTGGGCGGCCAACATGCCGGAGGCCAGGCTGCGGGCGTGGACGTCGGTCTCCCGGCTCCGGCTGTGAATGGCCGGGCCGGAGCCCTCGGGGCCGACGGCGGGCGGGCGGGCGTCGCGGACGGCGGCCAGAAAGGCCGTCGAGGCCTGGCCGACGGTCCAGCCGTCGTCCAGCGCGCGGGCCAGGAGTTCGGCCGGCACGTCGTCCACGGCCAGGCCGCGGATTTCCCGTTGCCGCTGGCGCTCGGCGGCCTCGCCCGTCGGCGGCGGGTCGGCCGGCGGCGGGTCGCTGCGGGCCGGCGTCGGGGCGGGCGGGTCGGCCGGCGGCGGGTCGCTGCGGGCCGGCGTCGGGGCGGGCGGGTCGGCCGGCGGCGGGTCGCTGCGGGCCGGCTGGGGCGTGGGGGCCGGCGGCGGGTCGGCGGCCGGCGGCTCGGCCTGGCCGCGCAGCGCGTCGGCCTCGGCGCGCTGCTGGCCTCCCAGGGCGTGGTAGAAGGCCCAGGCCTGGTCTTCGGTGGCGTCGGCGCGGAGGCCGTGGCGGGTCAAGAAGTCGCGGAGGGCTGCGGGCATGGCGGGGTTCCCTTGGGGGTGCGGGCGGTGGTTTCGAGTTTTGGCCTGTTCGTCGGCGCCTATCGGCGTGACGCTGGTCTCCTTGAGCTTCCAGGAGGTGACGACGCGGAGGCGTCGGGCGGTGGCGGTCCACTGGCGGCCGGCCACGGTGGCCGTCTCGCCGGGCTTGATGTTGGTATAGGTCAACACCTCATAGCCGACACTCACGTCGCGGAGGTGTTTTTGCTTTACCTTGTTCCAGGCCCGTTCGGCGGCTTCGTCGTCCGCGGCGAAGTGGAGCCGGCCGGCGATCTGGGGCGGCGGGCCCTCTTCGGTCCGGATCGTGCGGACGCTTCCGAGTTGGTCGTCGAGTTCCCAGCGGCGGTGACAGGCCAGCAAGGGGACCTGGTCGGGCAGTTGGGCCCCGGCGACCAGCAACACCTCGTCAATGCGCTCCCAGGTTTCGAGGTCGTAGACCCTCACGGGCGTTTCGGTGGCCAGGACGGCCTCGACGGAGCGGTTCTGTTCGTCGACGGAGTCGGCGCGGACCTGAAAGGTACGGGTGGCCAGGTCGCCGGCGGCGTCGCGGGTCTGGAAATAGGGGCGGCGGCGAATCATGGGCGGGCGTGTCCGTTGGCGGGGACGGGGACGGTGAAGCCGCGGGAGGGCGGGGCGGCGGCGGTCGGCGGCGGAGCGGGCCAGGTCGGAAGCGGCGGCAGACCGGCGTCGGCAAGCAGGCGGTTTTCCCGTCGGCGTTGGGCGATCACGGTTTCGAGCGTGGTTCCGTGCGCGGCCAGGGCGGCAGAATAGGTCAGGGTGCCGTTGGCCAGGCGGGTCTTTTCGGCGTTGGCTTCCTTGGCGGGGTCGACGTGTGGGCGGACGGGCCACGTCCAGGCGTAGACCACCCGCGGCGGGCGCTTGGGCAAGAAGTTCGCGGCGGTGGCCTCGGCGGCGAGTTCGTCGACCAGGCGGCGGAGCGGCTGGGCGGAAAGCCAGGCCTGGACGGTTTCCAGGCCGCGGTTGTAGTTCTGTCCGTCGAACCTGGCGCTTGAATAGTTGTGGTTGGTGCTGTCCAGGCGGACGGTCATTAAGGGCATTCCGACCGGGCGGCCCAATTCGCGGAGTCGCTCGGCGCGGTAGTCGTTATAGACCGTGTTTGGTTGCTGGGGGGTGAGTTGCTGGGGCTTCCACCCGGGCGGCCCTGTCTGTTGCTGGCGGCGCTCGATTTCCGTGGACTCGTTGACGACCATAGGGGCGACGTCCTGGTGGTCGGTATACCAGAACACGGCCATATCGGCGGCCTGGCGGGCGGCGTCGAGGGTCTCGGCGTCAAAGTCGCGCAGGTCGGCCATGGCGTCCAGGCAAGGGGACAACCAGGGAAAGCCGCGGGCCTGTTCGGCCTCGGTCACCTTGAAATAGTGGAGAATCCAGCGGGCCAGGATTCGGCGGCTGCGGGTCGAGACCTCGGAGGCGCCGAAGAATTCCGGGTCGTCGACGTGGTAGGCAACGGGCGCCCCGTCGCCGGCCCGCTCGACGCCCAGGCAGATATTGGCCTGGCCGGCGGCGGCGTAGGGCGTTCCCAGGCGCCGCGGGGGAATCAGCCGCAAGGCCAGGGCCAGGGGGCCGGGCGGGTTTTTGCGGCTGGTCATTTGGCCCAGCAAGTCGCCGGTGGTCCATAGGTCGCGGACCCAGAGGCGGAGGGTTCCGGCCAGGTCGAGGTCGCGGCGGGTGGTGGGGTCGGCGGTCCAGTCGGTCCAGAGGGTTTCTAGCCGTTCGTTGAAGCGGTCGGAGTCGGATTGCACGTCGAGGCGGGGGCCGTGCGGCCCAACCACGTCGCCGGCGTGGGTCTCGACGGCGCCATCGACCCAGGGGTTGTTGGCAATCTCCAGGGCGCAGCGGGCGCGGAGAATCGCCAGCTTGGCTGCCAGGTCGCTATTAAGGCTGTTGTCGGCGGCGTTGGTCCAGTGGGCCGAGTTGAGGCGCGTTGTCTCGGCCGCTTCCCAGCGGCGGGCCTGGCGGCGGGGAGGCTCGCGGCGCGGGGGATGGAGCGACGGCTCGACGGCGGCCGGCCGGCGGAAGGCCTGGCGGATTTTGCGGAGCGTTGCGGCAAACACGGTCAGGAGGTGGTTGGGCGGGCGCGGGTTATGTTTGTGCGTTGGATTCCGGCGGCGACGCTTTGGGCGCGGGTGCATTGGTTGATGCACTCGACGATCGCTTCGCGGTCCCAGGCCAGGGAGTGGCCGGCGGCGTCGCGGGTGTCGGGCATGGCGGAAAGCATGGCCAGGGCGGCCCGGGCGTTGGATAGGGCCGTGGCGAAGTCGCCGGAGGCCAGGGCGGCCGCGGCGGCGTCGCGGTAGGTGTTCAGCGTCGAGACGTCGGACATATTGGCCGGATCGGCCCCGCGGCGGGGAAAGCTGGGCGGGCGTTACAACCTATGTAAAATTGACGGGCAAAACGGCTCAGAGGGGGGGCTCAGGGGGACCGCTCGACACTTTTGAACGTGTGGCCACAGTCCCGGCAGCGGTGGTAACGGACGGGGCGGCGGGTCGAGGTGGTCCGGGTGTTGGTCGAGGTGCAGGCCGGGCAGCGCAGGACATAGAAGGGGACGGCGTGGCCGTCGGCGTCCTCGCCGGCGTCGGCGGCCGGGTCCGTTCGGTTGGCCGGCTCGACGTTTCCGGCGGGGAGGACCTCCCCGCCGGTTTCGGCGGTGGCCCCTGGGACGCGGGGCGGCTGCGTGTGGATCCAGACGTGGCCGCAGAGGCGGCAGCGGAAGCGGGCCCAGGGTTGGCCCCAGCGCGTCCCGCGGGCGACGACGCGGGCCTCGGGGCAACCACAGGCGGGGCAGGGGTCGGGCGGGCACTCGTAGCGGTTCATCGGCGGCCTCGTCGGCGGGATTTCTTCTGTTGGGCAAACCACCCGGCGGCCTCGGTGGCCGTCGGTTCGGCGGGGGCCGGCGGCGGCAACGGCGGCTGTCGGCTCAGGGGGGGCGGGCCGGTCGACGGTTCGGGCTCGGCGGTGAGTCGCCAGCCGGCCAGGTCCAGCGCGCCGGCGGCGTAGACCAGGCAGTCCAGCAGGTGGTTGGCGCGGCCGGCGGCCTCCCAGCGTGTGACCCAGCCCAGGCCGGCTTTCCACTCCGTGACGGAGCGCTCCGCGGTAAGGTGCTTGGTCAGGGTGATGTGTTCGCGGTCGCCGGCGGGCGAATCAAAAAAGGTGAGGGCGCCGGGCTGGTCGGGCGGGGTGCGGAGGCGGGCGTCGAGCCAGTTTTTGCCGTGGTCGACGTCCAGGACAACGTGGGTCCAGCCCGGGCGGTCCAGCCGGGCCAGGTGCCACCCGTTGCCGATTCGGCGGATTGAGCGGCTGGTCCGGCTCGGGTGCGTGTAGCGGCCCGGGTCGCGGCGCTGGGAGACCCCGCGGCCCAGGACGGGGCGGCAGAGGCGGCGGAGGCCCTCGCCCGTGCGGTGGCAAAATCCGTGGATGGCGTCGCGGTCGGCGGGGTAACTTTCGTCGATCCAGATTTGATCGGGCGGGCGTAGCTCGGGGCGGCCCTCCTGCGGCCATCCCGGCTGGAGCGTGTCGACCAGGTCGCCCAGGGCCTTGGAGATGGCCACTTGCAGGTCGAAGGCATCGCTTGGCACGTCGAAACGGCCATAGTCGGGAATGTGGAGCCGTCGGCAGGATCGGCCGGCCAGGACCAAGTAGTGGCCATAGCGTTTTCCCAGGTCGACGCCAACGGTGACGGCCTGGGTGTCGGGCGGCAACAGGCCGCGGGCGAAGTGGTCGCGGCGCTTGACCAGGATTTTGGTGTCGAGCGGGGCCTCGTCGACGTCGGGCGGGGCGGCGGGCAGGGCCCAAACCTGTTGGCGCATTTCCCGGTCTGCGGCCTCCTCGTCCTGGGCCCGGGCGGCGGCCCACTCCTCGCCGGCTATCTGGGCGGCCGACGTAAAGAGGTTGTGGACGGCGGACCAGCGGAAGCCCAGCGTTGAGGTGGGCGGCGCGTGGCCGGTGACCTGGCCATCGGGGGTTACCTCCTGGCCGCGGTGGACGGCGACGGCTCGGAGGTTGGCCGCGCGGCGCTGGGCTTCGGTCCAGGGCTCCGCGCAGGCCGGACAGTGGAAGGCGCCGGCCGCGCGGGCGGCGTGTTCGTTCTCGGCCTCCTGCCACCCGCTGAAGTGTTCGCGCTCCGGGGTAACGTGGGCCTTGCAATGCGGGCAAGGCAACCGGAGTTCGGTGGCCGTCCCCTGGTGGACCTCTTGCCAGATCCGGCCTTCCTCGATGCTTGCGGTGCATTCCAGGTAAATCCGCTTGTGGTCGCCGTAGGCCCGGGTCCGACCCTCAAGCTGTTTCAGCTTGTCGGTTTCGCGGCTGGTGCTTCCCGGCGTGTCCAGGCCGTCGGCCTCGGTGACCACCAGGACGCGGGCGGTAAAGGCGGCGCGGCTCTTGTCGCGCCCGCCCCCGCTCATAAAGCGCAGCGTGCAACCGTTGCGGAAAGTGAGGCTGCGAACCTTGCCCCCTTTGCTGCCGAGTCCTCGACGCGGCAAAAGGTCGCGGTACGGGCTCCGGAGGATGGCCGGCAGGAGGTCCAGGTTCCACTTGTCGGCGGCCATGTCCATATCGGGCAGGCCGCAAATCACGTTTTCCTCGACCTCGAAAAGGTGGTAAAGCGTGGGGAGGATAAAGGCAATCCAGGTTTTGCCGCTCTGCGTGGGGCCGACGGCGGTAAAGCGGTTCCAGAGGCCGGAGTCGAGCAGGTCGAGGTAGTGGCCGGTGTACGGCTGCCGCTCCACGCGGAAGCGGCGGCCGACCCAGGGACCGTCGGGCAGGACCAGGCCCTCGGCAAAGGCGCGCATGGTGCGCAGTCGCGGGGCGCGGGCCTGGCGGGTGAACCAGCGGGCTTCGGCGGCCGTGTTAGGAGTGAGGGTTGCCATTTTCGCGGGCGGCCAGCGTGTCAATGAGTCGGTCGGCTTCGTCGAGGGCCTCGTCCAGCGTGTTTTGGGCCTCCAGGCCGTATGTCCGCTGGAGGGATTGGCCGGCGGCGCGGATTACCCGGGCGATTTGCCCCAGGAGTTCGTGGACCTCTTCCCGCGGCAAGAGGCTTCGCTCGCGTTCCAGGCGGTCCAGCCGGGCTAGCTTGGCGCGCTCCTGGCGGTACTTCTCCAGGGCCGGCGACGCGGAGCCGGCCAGCAGCGGGTCGGCCTGGTCGGTCTTCGTGTTCCGCTGGGCGTCTCGCCAGGCGTGGATTTCGTGGAGGTTGTAGGCGCCGGCCGCCCCCGGGCAACCGGCGGCCAGCCAACCGGCAACCGTCCTCAGCCCCACGCCGAAGTATTGGGCGACCTCGTCGCGGGTCTTGGCGGTGCGGACCTCCTGGGCCAGGCCGCGGGCAATCAGCCATTGGCGGACGGCGGCGGCGTCAAAGTCGGGCCGGCCGCGGGCCTTGCGCGTGCAGGGCAGACCGTCCGCAAGCCATTTGTTGAGGGTCTTGCGGTCGGTGCCTAGTGCGGCAATGAGGGCCTTTCCGGTCATTCATCAGCCGGTAATTCTCAGGCCGTGGAGTGGGTCGGGGTCGCCCGGTGGCGGCGTCGGTACCGGCTCGACGTTTTCGGCGGGGCGAGCTGGTCGCCGCGGCGCGGCCGTGTGGAGCCGTTCCAGCTTGTGGAGTTCGCGGAGCGCGGCCAGGGCCGACCGCATATCGTCCTCGGACAAGGCTTTGCGGTAGACCTCGGCCAGGCGGCGGCGGGCCAGCCCCAGGGCCTCGACCTGGTCGACCTCGGCGGCCAGGGCCAGGCGGCGGCGGGCCTCGACCAGGGCGGCCTCGAGCGCGGCCGGCGTCGGCGGCTTCTTCCCGGCCGCGGGGGCCTGCGCTGCGGCGGCCGTCTTGATTTGGTCGGGTGTGTGGCCGGCGACCAGCAAAAGAACCACGTTGTCGACCAGGCCGGCGGGCGGGGGTTTCGGGGTTTTCATGGGGTCTCTAGGGTCGGGTCGAGGTCTCGGCGCTCGTTAGGGGCGACGTGGCGGCTGCCGTTTTGGCAGTCGGCCCCGAAAATGGCCTCTGCGGCGTGTTTTGGTGCTTTTCAGCGTCGGCCGGCCCGGGGGTAGGGGATTCGGTCAAAGGCCCCAGAGGCTATCAGGCTTTTCCACCCGTCGCGCTTGGCCAGGGCCCGGGCGCCGTCGGCGGTCAGGCCGTAGCGGATCATCAGGATTTGCGCGCCGAATCCGGCCCGGGTAATTAGGTGGCGGTGGTAGCGGGGATCGGCCTGGCGGAGCCGGGCGAGTTGGTTCGGCCAGCGGGCCAGGTTCACGGCGCAGGCTCGGCAGCCGTACTCTTCGCCGCGGCCGTACATCAGCGGGTAGTCGGGAAGGCGCTGGGCCAGGTAGTCGAGCGTATCGGTTTGCTTCCAGGTCAAAAGCGGGTAGGCCAGCGCAAAGCCCTTCGAATGGTCTTGGATCACCTCGCCGGCGGTGAGCTTGAACTTGTGGCGGTTCGAGTCATCGCCGCGGGCCCCGGTGGTCAAGCAGGTGCAACCGTAGTCGCGGAGCCAGGCGTCCATGGGGGCGGCCTTGTGAAGCTGACAACAGAGGCGGGGGTTGACCTTTAGTTCGGGATTGTCGCGGCGGTAGCTCCGATCGGAGACCTTCGCCCCGATCGGGAAACACCCGCGGGCGGCCCAGTTCTTTTCGGGGTCGTCTTGGTTTTCGAGGTAGACCAGGCCGTCGCCGCCCCAGTCGCGGACAAAGGCCGTCAGGCGGGGATCGGCCAGGCCGGTTGCAACGTAGACCAGCGGCGCGGCGGGGATGGTCTCGCGGGCCAGGATTGCCAGGGCGACGGAGTCGCGGCCCCCGGAGAAGGCGACCACGGGGCGGCCGGTGTCGGCGGCGGCGCGGAGTAGCCGGCGCGCGCGTTTGATTTTGTCGGCCAGGGGAAGGCTGGCCAGTTTGCGCAGGGCCCGGTAGGCCGCGGCGGAGTCAAGCTGTTGTCGGCGTCGCCGGTTCATCGGGCAAACCGTTTTGGATCAGGTCGGCGGCGGTGTGGCCGTCACGCAGCGCGGCGCGGAGCCTGGTGGCCAGCGGTCGAGGTAGAAGGTCGGTCGCATCAAAATGGCTCATTCAAAACACCTCCATACCTACCCCTGGGAATGTGCCCTATGTGCCCTACGTGCCCTGTCGGGCCCTTCTCGCTTTGGCTCAGGTGGCCTCGGGCAGGGCACTTCCGGCCGGAATGTACCCTGTCGGTCGGGGCCGTTTTCTTCGGGGTTTGGGCCGTTTCAGGGCACGTAGGGTACATGGGGCACTTCGCCGGGGGTGTGTCTATTGGTCTTGCAATCCGAGGTCGATACCGTAGTTCGTTTCGAAATGAGTTTCACGGTGTTGGTGGGCGTGGTGTCCTCCGCGGCGGCCGTCCTGGCCAGGCCGTCGAGGTTGATTTGTGGGGGCAGCACGGGCGCGGCGTGGTCCAGGGTGTATTGCTGGGCCTGGGCGCTTGACAGGCCAAGGGCGTCGCGGGCGGCCTCCGTCGAGGTCTCCAGGAGGTGGGCGACCAGGTCGCGGTCAAGGTCACCTTCCAGGCTGCCGTCGACCCCACCGTTGAGGGCCAGGGCGACCTCGGCCTCCTGGGCCTCCGGCCAGGTGCCCCATAGCGCGGGGACTTTCCAGCGCGTCCGCTTGCCCTTGCCTTCGACGGTGACCCCGTCGGGGGCCGGATCGCCGGCGCGTTTCATCCGGCGGAGGGCCCGGGTCCGGCCGTTTCCGGCCAGGACGTGGCCGGTGGTCGCGTTGAGTGTGAGCGCGGCGCCGAAGCCGTGGCGGCGGAGGCTCGCGGCCAGGGCTTTGAGGCGGTGGGTCGATCGCGGGTTGGCTTGCAGGAGCTTGACGCGGGCCACGTCGACCAGGTCGGTTTTTCCTGGGTGGTGGTGGTGCAAGAAAAACACACCCTATGCGCGCGAAAATCGGTAAATGCGGAGGCGGAGGCC